TAATTTAACTTCAACATTTGAAGTCAGATCTGTTGTCAAAGCTGTCGTTGGGTTTGTAAATTGAATGGTATTTGATGTGGTATTTCCCTTATCGCTCACAACTTGAAGTGACACATTTGCGAGATGTCCACCATCACCGTAGTATCTGGAGGCGTGTACATTCCCAGTGACCATAATATTTGACGACGCGTACACATTCCCTATGACATTAAGTTCAGATTGAACATCTGCGTTTCCGGATACGAATATATTTCCATCGAGATTGAGTTCCGATTGTATGTCGACGTTTCCGGTGATGACAGCATTCGACGACACGAATACATTTCCATCCACGTTAAGTTCTGAACGTATGTCAGTATTTCCGGTGACGATGACATTTGACGTCACGAAGACGTTACCGGCGACATTGAGTTCTGATGAGATATCTGTGTTACCACTCACGGTAAGATTCGATTGTATCTCGGTGTTTCCGTGAACGACGAGATTCGATTGTACGTCTACGTTTCCGGTGACGTTCAATTCCGATTCCACATTTGTATTTCCCGTGATCGTGAGGTTATTGGACACGTAAACATTCTCGGTGACATTCAAATCCTTCACGATGGTTAAATTGTTCGAGACAGTCGCATTTTCAGTGACTGTCAAATCTTTCGTGATGAGTAAATTATTCGAGACATAGGCGTTCTCAGTCACGGTCAAGTCCTTGACGATGGTAAGATTGTTCGACACGGTCGCATTTTCGGTGACGGTGAGATCCTTCGTAATGGTCAAATTGTTTGACACGTAAGCATTCTCAGTGACCGTGAAGTCCTTAACGATCGTCAAGTTATTAGACACTGTCGCATTCTCCGTGACGGTGAGATCCTTTGTGATGGTCAAATTGTTCGAGATGTATGCATTCTCGTAGACATTCAAATCTTTCGTAATCGTCAAGTTATTAGACACTGTCGCATTCTCCGTGACGGTGAGATCCTTCGTAATGGTCAAATTGTTCGAGACTGTCGCATTTTCAACGACGGTAAGATCTTGAGATATGACCACATTTCCAGTGACAGCCGCTTCTCGCGAGACGGTGAGGTTATTCCCAAGAACCACCACATTACCACCAAATTCAGTCTCTTTTGTCACCGTCAAATTATTAGACACTGTCGTGTTTTCAGTCACAGCGAGATCCTTGGTGATTGTGAGATTGTTCGAGACAGTCGCGTTCTCCGTCACTATGAGATCCTTGGTGATTGTGAGATTGTTCGAGACTGTCGCGTTCTCCGTCACTGTGAGATCCTTCGTGATTGTGAGATTGTTTGACACGTACACATTCTCACTCACCGTGAGATCGCGCCGAACTAAAACATTTTCCGTCACTGTGATGTTATTCGAAAGAAGCACGTTCCCATCGACGCGCAAATCATTCGATATATATGCATTACCATTCACAAACAACACATTAGAACCGGCATCCTCTACATATAGATTAGACCCCACATCGAGGGTATGTGTGGGCAGGCTATTGAGAAGACCAATTTTACTATCCTCGTACACAGTGAACACATTTGTATTATTATGACTTTCCAGCGTAAATACAGTGTTCACATATGTAATTCGCATGTTCGCGATTACAAATCCAAAACCAAAATTATCATCGATGACGATTACATCACCGGCCGAAACGTTTTCCTCGACATTTAATGGTCCGGGTGATGCATCATTCACAAGAGCGACTTGTGTGCCATTGATCGTGACCTCGAGTTCATTTCCAAATCCAACGGACCCGGATAATAGAGTGACTCGGAATACACCGGTCACGGGTGATGTTATGTTCGTCGTTGAACTCTGATACGAGGTGGTCTGTGTGGGTGTTAGGAACTCTGCGAGCGTCCAGTCACCTACATGTACGTTCCCAGTGGTGTACATATCACCATACACCTTCATGTTTAGTTGGTTATTCTGATTAAACGCAACGGTTTGAACAGTTGGTTGACTCGTGGTGTAGCCAACTGCAAGCTCATCATTTGACTCATCAAACACGAGCGCTACATTTCCCGCGGGTCGTGTCATCATGATTCCCAAATCATTAACACCTACACCATCTTTACCAATTTCTATGATTGGATCCCGGATCGTTAAGTTTTGTGTATTCAGCGTCGTCGTGTTACCCGCGACGACAAGTTCGCCACCCACGTACACATCACCACTTCTCTGAATGTAAAAATTATTTCCAACATCGAGAAGATGTATAGGGTTTGCATTTCCAATACCGACATTGGATAATGTCACTAAACTCGTGATCGGTGCATTAAATTCCGCTACATTTGATGCTGTGTTCCCTGTTATGAGTACATCCTCCAGACTCACACGCGAACCTGGGCCGATATCTACTATTTCCTTCGTGACATAATTATATACAATTGTGTTTGAATCTGATCTCTGATCGAAATCGTAGCGCAGGGGTGCCACGTAGAACGAATTTGCCGTGAGACTCGGGAAAACTTCGCTCGTGGCGTTGAGTACGATCGTATTCTCTGGTTGATAATCCGATGTGTTCTTACCCAGCCTGATCTTCTCAGATCGATCGATGGTACTCAAGTTCTTCACCATTTATATAATACTGTATTTTAATTCGCATACACAAGTCCAGCCATGCCATTGTTTATTCTGAGTATATTATAATTTACCGCGTAAATTGGGTCGTTTATAGGTAAGGTTTCGCTATGTATCTTTGCTGAATCTAGACGACTGAAATTTAGAGACCCTGTAGGTTGTAAGAGACTCGTCGTGAGACAAAAACAATGTAAAAAGAAATCTGGAGACGTTACATAATTCGTGTGATAAAACGATGATACATCTATATAATGAGGTCTCGCCCACTTGTACACACCGATATCCGTACCGTTGACACTTATCTTAACCTTATTAGCCGCAGATGTGAGTGCGCTCACATAACTTGTGTTTGAACACGCGATGTATTTCACGGGATGGTTAAAACTCAATTCATGAATTAATTCACCTGATGGAATATTCTTTTGAACTTGATGAATGAGTATGTTATGACTCTGCGAAGCCATCGTTGCGCGTTCTTGATTATCGAGATAATAGTAATTTGCGAACGCTTCCCAATTGTACAGGTGTGCATCCGGACCCCACCGAATTCGTACCTCTACGTTGTGATATTGTAATGCACACAGAGGAATGGCCGATTGTGGATGTTCACAAAAGAAGAAACGCAACGGGTAGAAATACGAACGAGAGCTCAGACCTGGATGCGGACCATTCGAGCTCTTAGACACATTATTCGCGAATGTATCAATAGCTATTTTTTCACAAAATATAGAATCTTGTGCATCTATTACGTGACCACCGATCAAAAGTTCGACAGAATCTATTAAACGTGTCCAATTTAAAGAATCGAGCGATTCTTGATTGTTATCAATTGTGAGATATACGTATCCCAACATATCACCCGTTTTCTCAAAACGGATTGTAGACATAGAGTTACTATTCACCGCCCCCTGGATAACTTGTTGTTCGAGGGATTGTGAAAAGTTGGAGTGCCTCTTGAAAGAAGAACTAAAGAAAGAGACTTCCGGTTCGCCCATAATGTGCTCATCTTGAGCACCAACAGCGATAAGTTGAACAATACCAGAAGACATTATACTATATTACCTGAATGTTTTTTACACCTACATTGCCCGCAAATTGGGTTTCCTGCAAACGAAACGAATGACTAAAAAGTTTTCACCTGTCGCACCATCTTCAATTGTGTCACCATTTTCATCGCGAATTGTCACCGTGAGACGGTCGATAGTGTTGATTGGATCGATGTACTGCGTCACCACCGGGTATTCATCCCTAAACACGAGAAGTTCATTTGTGCCACTATGAATGTTGGAATGTCCGATGAGACTCGCGAAAGAACTGCGAACTACAGAAATACCCGGCTGAGAAGAAACCGAATGTGGTGGGTCCTTCGTTGCGCGATCTGTGAACATGGAATCAAGCTCGCTGATCGAGATATAAACGTGTTCGATGTTACTCGTCGTATGTATATGCGCACCGAGAAGTCTCGCCTGAACGACGTTCTTCAGTGGTCTATTTAAATAAGCAGTGAACGTGTTTGCACTGTTTTGACCAATAGTATCGACTGTGATCGTGTGATATTCGTAGTCGTAATTTGGAATATCATTTGAAGAGTAAGTGACGAGCGCCATTATTATATTACATCTAGATTAAAACACCACCAATTCCGTCACTGATTTCATAGTTCGCGTGATCGGCGACCAATTTCTGACCACCGCACACACCACCTGGGGTCAAAGATCGACTGTAATAGGCATCCTTCTTACCAGAACCAGACACGCACTCTAAGCTATGAGGAAGACCAAATATAGAGTCCTCGGTTTTGGCCTTGATGACGATTGGTCTGGGCTGGTAGCCACTTCGCGTTCGGCTGATGTACCTCAAAACAAACAAGATACCAAAGATGGCGAGGATGGCCATAATGGCTCCGCGGTCAGTCTTATTGAGATTGAGCTTGAACATATTTATATAGTGAACTGATATTTTTTTATAAAGTGCGTTAAAGATAATCGATTACTTTCAAGTTAAAGAGTAGATGGACGAAGAAATTGTTTTGGATCGTGGAAGTGCGAGTGTCTTGAAGCTTGATGATGATGAGCAGGCTATCATGGACGAGATTCACATTTCCGCGCCGCGCATGCAACCAGTTCGCCGACCCGTTACTCAACAACGCCAAAGACCACAGCCACAGCATGCACATCAAGAAGAGTTAGATGCGTTTGCAAATCCCAATAAACAATCAGCACCACCCAGGCCACAAAATGAAGAGGTGGATTACGGTGAAGACGAACAGCAATTTTACGACGATGGATATGATGATGATGTGGGAATGCAACAAGAAGAACAACCGTCCGCTGGCTTCTCTTCCATCGACGATGAGAAGAGCGACTTACTGAACAAGCTCGCCAGACTTGAAAAAAGGGGTCACAACGTAAATAAACGCTTAAATGCCTATTCCAATATCGACGAACTTCGTGCTGAAGTGAAGCGCATCACATACAGCATCGAAGTAGATCAATCCGTTCGATTCTCCAAGCGCATGCTCATCGCGTGTGTGACCGGTCTCGAATTTTTGAATAAGCGATACAACCCGTTCGATTTATACCTCGAGGGTTGGTCCGAGTCGGTGATGGAAAACCAGGACGATTATGATACGGTATTCGAAGAACTGTACGCGAAATACAGAACCAAGGTCAACATGGCACCAGAAATTAAGCTCATTCTCATGATCGGTGGATCTGCGACAATGTTCCACTTGACGAATAGTATGTTTAAGGCGGCGCTCCCGAATATGAATGACGTGATCAAACAGAATCCGGGTCTCGTCCAGAATATGATGGACGCTGTCAAGAACACCGCATCCAGCTCCCCGAGCGAAGCGCCTTCTTCATCGGGTGGGGCATATCAAATGCAAGGGCCGGGTATTGATATCTCCAGTTTGATGGGTGCGATCAGTATGCCACCACCACCACCGATGAACACGACGCCACAGACGATCAGAGCACCAACGCCACCACCTGAGCGCGAAGAAGACGATATTTCTGATATCGTTTCTGTATCAGGCGATTCTACTGGTGGTGAACTCAAGGAGGTGTCTGTGTCAGTCGCACCGAAGAGAACCAGACGAAAGAAGAAAACCGAAATTAATCTGTAGGTATAGTATAAATGATAGGATATTGTCCTCTCGAGGAAGAACCTCCTCGGTCTCAAATCACTGAGGTCAGGGGACCTGTCGTTCGTAAGGAACCTCAGGGACTTGAGGAGACTGAATGTAACTTCCTCGTCTTAGGATTTATAGTCGGTGTTGTTATATTAGCTGCGACTGATCGGGTATAAGTCGCTTTTTATTTGTTTACCAACCAACCTGCCTGGAATTTGTTTTAGTTCGCAAACAGAATTCCAGCCATACCCTTATCGATGCGTAATATATTGTAACCGACCGCATAAATTTTGATATCTTCTTGTACTGGGCGCCCGTATCCCTTCACAGCATTTCTCAGGATCAGTTTCGCGTTATCGAGACGACTGAAATTACACGTTCCGGTCGGCTTGTATTCCGACGCATTCATACAAAAATGATATGCGAAATATCTCGTATAGAAGGGACAATCCGTGTCTTCGTCGTATTGAATAATACCATATCTCGATTGATTATAGTTTTGTACGATGTGGAAATAGAGTGGTGACATATTCTCGAATAGAGGTGTACCATTTAATTGCATGTCGACCGATGAAAATGAAAACTTATCGGTTTCGATTTGAGCGTTTGTCGTCGTGAAACCAAAGAAAATTGATTTAACGGGATGATTCAGCTGAGAAATATCGATGTCGTTATATCCGTATCCATTTGTATTATCACGATTTGAGAGTACATTCGCCGCTTGATAGAGTGCAAACTTATCATCAACGATGATCTGCTGCGCGGCGATCGCCGATGGATCCTGTGGGGTCGCTGATTGTAAAGCCGTTAGAAGTGTATTTGCCGTATTGTAGACGGTTTGAGCATTGATGGTCAATTGATTGAAATAATTAGTATCGTCACAAATGAGTTGCTTCTTGATATTTTGCACCTGTGTAATGATAAAATCCATCTTCTTCGACGTGAAGCGTTGGCGTTCGTGTGTATCCAAAAATATATAATTACCATAACACCGAACACCCGAAACGTTTGTCGCCTTAAAATTTATTCGAATCTCGACTTGATGATATTGTAAAGCGATGAGCGGTAGGAAAGAGTGATTATCACAAAAGAAAAAGTGGAGTGGTAAGAAGTTTGGGTTCGTCGTCGAGCACTTGTTGTTAATTTCCTGAGACTTCGTGTAGGTGTCTGCCAGGTAGTTCTGCCATATGTCAGAAATATAATCGTATCCATAAGAATCGACTTTTTGACCGCCTATATACAGATCGATCGTTGAATCAAAGAATTTATTCAATAGATTAGTACCTTCGAACCAGACTGAATTGAGGAGATCGCCGTACACTGGAATGGAGATCGAATAATCATCACTCGTCACCTCCTTTATAAACTTAGGGGCTTGAGCGAAATTTGTATGCCTCGAATATTTCAAATTAAAGAACGACATACCATCCTGAGTTGTCAGGTATATGTCTTGAGCGCCCTTCGAAACGAGTTGGACCAATGCACCAGACATTTATTTATTGTTCAGATTATAAAAACACACACTTTCCCTGAGGGAAGTCTGGTTTATCTTCTTTCACTGCATTTCGCGGTATATTGAAACCTCCATGTCTATAGACTTTCATTCGTTTGAAATACATGGCCGTGAGGATGGACCACGTGTCGTGAATGTCATAGATGTGTGGATTATTCTTCTTACCTTTTGTCTCTCGCATGATTCGCCCAATACTCTGTACGATATCGGATTTTGGTGTTGCGAGAATCACTGTATCTAGGGTTGGAATATCAAGACCCTCATGTGCTTGACTGAATGTCGCGAATATGATCTTTTTTGTCGAAGACTCTTGAAGCTGTGCTTCTTTCATTCCACCCATGTAAAGGCCGGAGTTCTTTGGAAAACACTGATGAAGAAATTCACAGTGCCATCGTCGTTCGCTGAGAACGAGCAATTGTCGAGTGCCCGCCGATGCCTTTTTAATGAGTTCGACGAGCATCTGATTTCGTATTCTGTCTTCGACGAGCATCGTCACCATATTTGGAAGCGACAACTTTCCAAAGCGAGTACACGGTGGTGGATTTCGATACATATCACATTCATACACGATTGGAAACACATCCACCTGATCCTGGTTTTTCCGTTCAACTGCAAAGAACGTCGGACCCATAAACCAATGTAACACTTTGGTAAGACCATCCTTTCTCTCTGGTGTCGCGGAGAGACCATATATATGCCTGGGGCAAAGTTTAAATAGACTCTGACTGAATACCTTTGCGCAAATGTGATGTGCCTCATCTACGATGACGGTTCCAATAGATTCAAAGTCGTTAAATGAGTACTCTTTGAGTGATAACGACTGGAGCATCGCGATGACAAAATCACAATCAACCTGCTTTTTGTCTTGTTGGACGATGCCTATGGTCGCACCTGGACAAAACTGTTGGATTCGTTCTTTCCACTGATCGGCTAAAAACTGCTTATGTACGATAATCATTGTACGATAGCCCAACTTACACGAGATCGCTAACGCCACGGTGGTCTTGCCATAGCCACACGGAAGGCTGAGGACTCCGTGACCTGCATTAATAGCCGCAGTAAGTGCGGTATTCTGATGCGTGGCGTCTCGTAGTGTTCCGTGAAAGGTAACGCTGGTTCTCGTGGGTTTTGGGCGTCGGTCTTCGTCAGGTTCTCCCAATACATCACTTCCATAGAATCTTGGAACACAGACTCCGTTCTTAGCTGGTTTAAATACCTTGAAAGGTGGTGGAGGGTATCCGAACTCATTGTTCACTATGGGTCTTACTGTGAGTTCTTTTTTAATATCAGAAACGCGTTCATCTGTGAGATATCCAGTTCGCGTGAGTACCTTCATGCAAGTTAATAGTTTAAAGACTATAAACTTTATGTAATTATAAAATGCCGACGCTCAACGTTGATGAAAATATTCAAAAGATCATTGAAGCCATCGAATCCATGACTAAGGAGATCTTCCGCCTTGAAGGAAGCCTTCGAGTGTTTCGAGGATTCAAGGAGGCAGGTCTGAATGAAGTGGAAGTTCCTGAGATGCCAGCACCGACGCAACAAGCTGAAGAGGTCATGGAAGCCGCCCCGAAGGATGATCTCGAAGCTGTCACGGCTGTGGAAGATGCTCAATAAATGCGAGCTTCCATGAAAATCCACAATAGTTGCCGACGTTCCACACACCCTTAAATTCGATAATCACATCGACCGTATCACCCTTTACAAGAGATTGCACCGGTGTTAAACCAGTGACAGTACACATCACTCTCCTGTAACGGAACGGAACCTTTACCGTGAGTACAGAACCCATAAGTGGATTATCAAACGAAGATGATCTTAACAGATATGATTTTGAATTATGTATGAATTCAACTGATTTCATAGCTTCATCTGGAAGGACAAAACGTATATATTGTTTACCGTTATGTTCGTACATTGGTTCGTGGACGGTTGCTTTAAGTCTCATCTCCTCGTATACCTATAAACAATGAATAAAACTATAAGTAAGACTATGATGTTTGTGACCTTCACGGGTGACGTTGGTCTGCGAGTTCCAAATTTTTGATGACACAGGGAACGACTCACTTCAATCGCGGCTTCGAGACTTGAATATGGTGTTGTTCTCGGAGACATCATCCCACAAAGGGCAACACTCGAAGATTTACCAAAAAATGGAACTTGTCCCTTGAGACCAAGGACGCCAGATGACTGACTGAACGTCCAACGATGCCCATCCCATTCGGAACCCCAACCTATTCGCACATTGATGGGTGTTCGTCCTATATCGAGTTGTCGTAACACACCATCTTTTAGTAATTCTGGGTTTGTTGTGAGTATTTCTTCCGTTAAGTCGCAGATCAGGCACGATACGGTTCGTTTATTCGATAGCACAACGGGTTGTAAATTCCATTCAGTGTCTATCGCAATTTCGAGATCATTTTTCAACTGAATCGGTTCCGCGTAATCGATGAGGATATTGATGCATCCATACGTGGCGTTATGGATTTTCTTTTTCGCCTCTTTTCCCCAATTATCACCGACAATGCGTCTCGCGGGGCTGTTATCCAGACATAAAATCAAATATCCATCTGTGATCTCAGATGCATCCACAAATCGAGCTATGTGCGTGTCATCGTTGTAGTCAACAGACTTCAATTCTTTATTGAAAATGAACTTGGCACCCTTTTCCTCGAGTGCCCGTTGCATCGCGTCACACATCACCTTACCCGAAACCTTTTGTGTACACATATTCGATAATCCCACGTGATCAAAACTTTTCACAAATTCATACGCCGACATCACATCCCACCCAACACCGTCCATTTGGAACGTGAGACGACTCAATATCTTTTTGCATTTTTCTGATACGTCGCCGATGGTCTTTTTCAGTGAGATTCGTGCGTAGTGTTCAGGTCTAGAAAGTACACGCAACGAAAGCCACGTGAGCGCCAAATAGTCTCGAAAGTTGAGATTTTTCAATACATAATCGTAGTCGTATTCTATTTTTTCAAAGACATCACCCCAACGAATACCCATTTCGTTGAAAAGGCTTTGTGTGTTCGCGAATGCACGATCGAAAACAACGCGATGTGCATGCATGTCTCGGTATTCCAGTGACGGTTCCCACCAGGAACCACCCGCGCTCGATTTTTTGTCATAAATGATAACGTCGTGTGTCGTTGACCTGAGAATTTCCCACGCCACCGACATACCCGTAGGACCAGCACCTATGATATGAATCTTCATTCTATTACTATACTATATTTAAATTAGACCGGTTTCCTTACGTTCTTCGGGGGTCTTGATTGCATACATCATACCCACAAAGAGCACAGTGGAAACCAATGCAATCTCGATGTCCTGTGTCGCACTAAATGCGATCAACATGAGAGACAAAAATCTAAATGTTTTGCTATTAAAAAGCGTTTTAAGATTTTTTGGTATCTTGATGGCATTCCCCGAAAAGAGACCCTGATACAATATCATCAGAGTAAACAATACCGGTTGAGCCTTGATAACTGATTCAGCGGATCTACTGATTGGTCCCAGAAAGTTGGATAATTTTTGCATTTATATTAGCTAAGATATTTTTGACAGTTAAAAAAATAAAATATATCTACAATAGGATGCTATGCGTCGCGAATACTCGACATCTTGGTAGGGTAGCACCAAACCAAAAAGTAAAAACTTGGAAGTTTGCCGCAAAGTTTTTGTGGAAAAACACCTTTGTACAAAATAAAGCCGAGCTCGGTCGTTGGACGAGGGATCAATTACTCGATCTTGGACCAACTTTTGTAAAATTAGGGCAAATCGTGTCGACGAGAGGGGATGTATATCCCCAAGAATTTACAAAACAGTTAGAGTCCTTACAAGATAACGTCCCTCCCGTGGAATACGATGTTGTACAAAATATCATAGACATGCGTCATTTTCAAGAGTTTGATCCCATACCATTTAAATCGGCGAGCATAGGTCAAGTACACAAAGCTATCCTCAAAGATGGAAGATCCGTAATCGTAAAGGTAAAGCGACCGGGTATCTATAACATCATGAAAACCGATACAGACAATGTGCGTGATATTGTCAACTTTTTAGAAAAAATTGGAATCGATACCGGTAACAGTTCTGATTTTGTTTTGAACGAATCCATAGAATACCTACTCGGTGAATCTGACTACCGCCAAGAAATAAATAACGCCATCCGTTTCAGAAAAGAAATGAAAGATGTGAAATGGCTAAAGGTACCGAAAGTGCACGAAGAATTTTGTACGGATGATATGATCGTCATGGAATACGTGAAATCTGTGAAACTTACCGAACTCAACGATCCAAAGATTAATAAGAAGAAGATTTGTGAAGCTCTCATTAATAGCTACGTGATTCAAACGATGGACAAGGGGTTTTTTCATGGTGATCCACACCCCGGAAATCTTGGGTTTTCAAGCCTGGGTAAACTTGTATTTTACGACTTTGGTCTCATAATAAACTTATCAGAGGAATTACGTGACGGTTTTAAGAAACTATTTGGATGTATCATTAATAGAGATACACGGGGTATTGTACAAGTACTTATAGATCTTAAGGTTATCATACCCACAACTTCAGACTTAACAGATATCGAACTTTTTTTTGAATCGATACTCGGTTACCTCGAGACGCTCGATGGTTCGAATTTTGTAAATGATGATGTAGCATTACAACTCGCAGCGGAAAAACCATTTGTCGTACCATCAAGTTTTGTATATTTAGCAAAAACCTTTTCCCTCATCGAGGGTATATGTGTAGAGTTAGATCCGGAATTTAACTATTTCACATATCTAGAACCGATGATCACGCAGCAATTTGTCGAAACCATCGACATACAAGATGCGGTCATGAAAACGGTCGAGATGCCAAATAAGATACGTAACATAAGTACAGCTGTTTTGGGTCTTGAAAAATCCAAAGCAGCCATGAATCGTTCTATGACTAAGACGAGACAAGAAATTCGAATGGTGCAATATAGCATAGTGAGTGCATTGATGGCCCATCAATTTGATGATACACCACTCGCGTTCGCGTTTGTACTCAGTACTCTATGGTTTACATTTAGTTCTAGAAAGTCTCGCTGATATATGAAATAAAATAAGTTAATACGTACCTCTCGCCCTTCGTTAAAGGTAAAACACCATGTAAATGATCCATACCTTCAAATGCAATCATATCACCCTTGTCATATTTGAGTTTTGTGAATAAATGATGATTCTTCTTCACAAATCTATCAAAATTTATGCGCCCGTTGTTTCGTTGATTATTAATATAATTAGACTTTCGACTGTCTAATATATAAAAATCACCACCTTCAAATTCACAGACATCCGTTAGTAGTATACTGACTGTAAATAGATTTTGATCGTTGTGCATCGGTAGGTCAACTCGTTCGTCGGATCTATAGCGCTTAACGAATACAAAATATGGATCATCCGTGCACATATGTTTTATCTTCGGCTTTATGATATGATCGTACATGTACGAACAGTAGACCCATAATTCTGTATCAAGAATCTTACCATTTTCCATGACATTCACTTGATAAAGAGGCTTACCATCGACGATTTCCTGAGCCGTAGAGAAGGTCCGTTTAGATGTTGCGCGGACGAGTGCGTCACATAGATATGGTGGTATCAATCCCTTTTCCTGGAAGGCTGCATCGATTGGAAATATAGTCTTTCGTTTGGTGGGTATAAATAACATCAGGGATAGAACGAAAAACGCTATCATATTATTTAAGCTTCAAAAAAATCGATCGAATTTGTTTCAGTCTTTTTTGTTCCGGTTTTATCTTGAAAGAATTCCTTGTGGTGTTTGAAAATTTCTTTCGCGCGGCGTTCTTCGTCGCGTGATATATCCTTGAACTTGTCACCAATGCGAGACAAGTCTTCTTGACGTTGCTTCTTCATCTTCTTACCGAACTTCTTGAGGCGCTTGTTCGTAGATGCAATCGTGGTAGAGGCTGTGATAGAGAACATTGTGCTTGTTATATTCTAAGGACATTTAATTTTTAAGCGTCTCAACTTGTCCTCAAATTCCCGGTGTTCACCGGGTGATTCAATTTGCTTTCCGGTGCTGAGCGCTTCAATTTCAGGACCAGTGAGCTGCATTGCGTTCACTCTGAAATCCATAAACGCTTCCATTGTAATCGGTACGAGTGGTTGTATGAGATCATAAATGGCATTCGCATATTCACGAATTTCTTTTTGGGCACCCGCTTCCATTCGCAAGTGCAAATAATGCATTAAATTATGAAGATTGATCTTCCAATAAAATTCTGTGTACGTCGATTGGGGCAAATTCCCCCTGGCCTGTTCTCTGCAACACCCAGAGTCTAGGAGCTCTTCGTACACGTCAAAAGAATGATTGAGATGGTTGGATACCTTTTCAGATAGATGTGCATCAATTTCAACAACACCTTCCGATCCTTGGTGATTCACCAAGGACTGTCCGCGGATTGTGTCTGGTTCGTAATACTGTTTCGGTACGACGGAATATCTGGCAGAAAGTTCATTAATACTGGCTGTTCTGTGACGCATGTGCTGTCGTGCGATGTAGATCGGCATCTTGATATGAAACTTGAAATCGACCATTTCGAACGGCGTGGTGTGCCAGTGTCTAAGGAGATATCGTATAAGTCCTCGGTCTCCTCGTGTGGTTTTAGTCCCATCTCCATACGAGACTCTTGCGGCTTGTACGATTGAGGTGTCCAGGTTTTCCCTAGGCATGTAGTCAACCAAGCGTACAAATCCGTGATCCAAGACATCCTTTTGCATTTTAATCTATTATATGTTCAATTCTTTAATCAAATTATGAAACCAAGCCCCTGACCACCAAGAAGAATGCGTCCACCATATTTACGTCTAGATATGTATAACGTAATCAATGTGAACAACATACAAGAAGCGGCAGTCGTGTAAAGCGTCACCGCATCCTTCTTTTCCTTTTTCTTCAATTGAATACTTCCGACGACGATGAACGTGACGATGAAAATTAACGCAATGACAGATTGTGCATATGTAAAATACTTACCAGCAGTATTTAACTTTGACCCGACTGACATTTATTATCCAGCAATATCTTTTTTGAGATCGTCTATGTCTCTATAGTATCTTCTGAGGTCTTTCATAAAGCGTTTATTGTTTTCGAGATATTCACACTCTACCTTGTTAAGGTAGATCCACGCAAGATTGGACTTCGAGTACTTTGTTGCCTTTTGATTCTCGTTTGGTTTACGAGGTACGAGTTTTGTTGTCTTTTTAGGTTTTTTGGTACTCGCGACTTCCACGCGATTCACAAAACTAAGAGCCTGCATCACCGTATCTGCGAGATCATCTTTCTTTTTCGATTTGAGAAACATATCGAGCCAGTGTGCATTCACGTCGTCTTGACGGATAAAGGCTTCACATCGCTCGATCGATACTTTCTTGCGTTTAAGGTATTGCGATCGACCGGGTCCGGCAACATCTGGGATTTTATGACGTGCGTCATAGATAATGGTTTCTGCCGTAGGATTTTTGATGATGAAATACGCATGCAAAAAATGCATCACAGATACCATTTTCTTATTTCGATCCGGTTGTTTTTCAATGATAATCGTATTGGCATCAAAAACCCATGGTCTCTCGTCGAGGTGTTTTCTTAAAGAAACATAAATACCATCTCGATGTTCCGGTGGAATACCAGAAACGTCCCACTGGACGACGAGGTTTGATGTTTCGTTGAGTAAACACAAGGCTAAATTTCTAATGCCCACGTCTATACTCAAGATCATTAACTTAAACGATCTTTAATTCTTTAATAGTATCGCGCAGGTGGCGCTGGCATGGTGGGTGCGGATGCACCTCGACTCTTTGGCATCATCATCATGAGGTAGAACACAAGCGCGAGACACAAGAACGAACAGCAAATGATGACCGGCCACTTGATCATGGTCCATATACCCTTACCGAGGAATCCAGCACCCTTACCGAGGAAATTAGCCGCACCCTTTGCGGTATCACCGGCGACATCGACGGCGCCCGAGATCAACGCCGAACCTGGAATATCGAGTGGATTTGCTTCGTCACACTTCTTTTCACAGAAAGAGCCACAATCTTCAACACCGTCTGTGCAGAATGGTTGATCGGCATCGACGTCGGCGCCCTTTGCCTTCACAGACTCGAGTGTTCTGTATTGCATCGTGCTCTTCGCCTTTCCGCCATAAACGACTTCATCGTACCCTTCTGGGAGACAGACTTGAACACAGCTCTTCACTGCCTCATTCTTATCAGCCATCTTTCTATTCAAGTACATCGCACCACCGCCAAGAACAGTGGCCGCCGCGGCGTATTTAGCAGCCTTCTTACCGGCGGGACTCTTTGCAAACGCTTTCGCTTTCGACGCCCCCTTCTTCGCGCCGGTGGCAATTTTTTGTCCAGCCTTTGAAGATTTCGCCTTTTTACCAAGCTTAATGGCACTCTTTTTACCTTTACGTGCGGATTTGGTGAGTTTACCTCCGAGTTTGGCACCAGATTTACCGAATGATTTGGCACCTCTAGCACCAGCCTTGAGGGCGGCGCGGAATGTTTCATCCGTCCTGAAATATTCCACGTTCGTGGTCATTTATAGTATAATCAAATAAAAAAATTAAAATTTCTTAATGGCTTTACCAAACTTCTTAGCTGCCTTATTAATACTTCCCGTGACCTTTCTTGGGAGAATCTTCTTTGCCACTGCAAACGGTACCTTATATGGGGATGTCATGGCCCTGAAGGCCGCACCTGCCATTCGCGAAGGATTACCGGATGTAATATCATTAAAAGTACGCTTCATATTCTTTAGTGACTTTTTTGCCCCACCCTTTACTGTCTTAGCAATATCCCCGCGCACACCCAATGGATCTGTGAACGCGTTGAATGCACCCTTAACCATTCTTTTCGGATCGCCAGACGTGATGTCGTTAAAGTTTTGTTTCATCTTTTTCTTGGCCTTATTAGCCGTCTTGATAGCACCACGGGTAACTGTCGTACCAAAAATCATCTCTGCGACCTTTTGACCGGGTCTATTCTTACAATCCGTGTCTCCATTACCATCAAATTTGAGACCCATCTTACTGCAGTAGGCCTGTGTGAATCGACACGTACCAGTGTTTGGATCAAATCGCACACCATAGTCGTACATGTTGATAGTCTGACCACTCGTCTTTCTTGGTTTTTCACAGTACGATATGAGTGTTCCGTAATACCCACCGAGTGTTGCCGGTTGTGAGAGTGTTCGACTCACCATATTCGGGTTATCGGCTTTACCCGGATTCGAACGATTCGTCTCTCTGTAATTTTTCGTGTACACCGCGACCATCGGCTGTTGATAGTCTTCTGGAAGTTCCTGCGGTTTGATTGCGTCAAACTTTTCAAGGAATTCATTTTTATTTTTCGCGTTCCAAGCATCGGCACCCTTACTCGAAAGTGAAACACCGACACGATTTGGTTTGGACATGTGTGTGAAGTTCTCTATGTGATCCTTTTTTTCTGATGGCAATATCTTGATCATTTCGTCATAAATAAACTTATCACGTTCGAGATGTCTACCATTGACCACTGTCTTGTACGACTCTTCGAATTTGTCGAGGAAATCGTCTGGAATTTCAAAATCATCTCCCGTTTCTTCGGCGCTGACAGCGGCTTCCATGAGTTCTTCAATGGCCTTGGGTGACTTTTGAGCTATGTCGGCCAAAATATCATTCATGAAGTGACCGGATAATCTCGATGTGACCGCGTCATACTCCTCGGAAAATGCGTCACCCACCGGGAACAACATCGGGTAATCCATACCATTTTCTCTCGCGATCTTTTCCATTTGAAATTCAAGTGCATTTCGCGTCCTTGTATTCACAGAGTTGGCCGTAAATGTCGCATAGCCACCAACATCGGCGAAGTCGAGTGCCATACTGACGATATCAAATGCCATCATCGCCCAACCAACCGGACCCATAGCCGCCTTTGCGCCCATTTTCGCGGCCATCACACCAGCCTTCACACCAGCCTTCACGGCGAGCTTACCGGAAACTTTACCGATAGCTCTCGAAACAACCTTGGAGCCAAACTTCGCGGAGAGTTTACCGCCGCCCTTCACTAAAAACTTTGCACCTTCTGTAATTGCGATACTCATACCAACTTCCTTGGCGATGTCCTTCATAATCTGTGAACGTTTGATCGGATCAGATTCGTTCAATTCGCAACACTTTGTTTCTGAATTGTATGTAAATCCTGGTTTACATACACCATTTGTAGCTTTAAACATACATTTACCAGCCCCACCAATGGATACACCACCGAACTGTTCGGCGAGACCTTCGATGATGGCTGGATCGAGACCAGCCTTTGTCGCTTCTTCTTCCATCTCCTGGGAAGCTTCATCGGCTTCACCTGTAGTGTTCTTGACGACACTGGCTGATTCTTGTGCGTCTTTTTCTTCTTGTGTCACTGACGGAGGAAGTCCTAACTGAGTTGCTATATTGTCTAACATACCTCGCTTATATGCAAAGTACCCACCAATCAACATAGATAAGCAACATAGCAAAAGTAGCAGGAGCACTAGTACCATTTATATAGGTGACGATAATTATTGAGATGATATTAAAGACAAAATTTATACTTAAGATATGGTGTGCTGCTGGTGGTGCTGTCACGAAATATACGATGATCCACTAAACATACCCTATAAATACGATCAGATGCGGAGTAGGTTTTCCACTGCTGGGTACTTTTGTTCCTGGAGTTGTATGAAATCATACGCTATCGAACGTTATGGCATTAATAAGGGAAGTATCATCTGTGGAAACATAATTCTCATGCGTAAAAGGATGTTCAACAAGATAGGTCCCGTGAAAATGGCACCCCATAGATTTAAACTGAAAATGTTCGGTGGTGATCTCACGATTGATGAATTTAGAAAAAATAACCTGATGGACAAGGAAAAACCAGCTGAGATAGACACAGAACCACTCACAGATATGGTAATACCAATAACAAACACAACAAGAAAGATGACAGACATCAGAAATGCATCTGGGTCTAACGAACCACTAAAATTGAAACGAACCGCACCGCTGAAGCGAAATCAGAACAATTTAGAATCAGCACTCGGACTGATCATTAAATAATCTAGCGCTAATAATAAGATGCTAGTCTTAGTGACCGGTTTGATAATCATACTCTTGTATGTGTTAACCAGACCAAGCAAGTACAAGTTTAAGACACGAGCGATAAACGTAGATGACTTCCAGGGTGGGTTTTTTAGGTTATTAAATGAACCCATTGAAGTTGGTGTATACGGTAACGATAAGGTTTCGACGTACCCAAATGAACACAAAACAGTTAGTGTCGGTGATATGCTTAATTACAATGACACTCGTTTTCAATACAAATCAGACTTAAAAAACGATCACCCCGTTGATAAATACATTGATTCATATGTACGACGTAAGACTACATTGCGATTTCCTAGTTGTATGCTAAGAATTGCAACTGCACCGTGGTGTTTTACGCCACACTTTGACTGCGACGACAACTACGCACTCGTACTCTATGGATCTAAAACGTTTCTATTGTTTGATATGTATAAACACAAACACGAGAGACGTATCCTAAATGAAATTGAAGATAAGAATATATCCCAAACCACCCCCATATTGAATAAATATGGAATAGAGCATATTACATTTAATATGAAAGCGGGTGATTTATTATATATAAAATCGACGATATATCACCTAGTTGAAAACAAGGAACCTAGTATACTTTTGAATTTCAATCCACATAGACTAAATTTAGGTTGTGGGGAGCACTTTAAAAGTATATGGAAAAGGCAGGATAATATATGTAAAAATAACAAGTGTCTTTATTAGATATATTCAGAAGCATCTAATGCTGGGACACTAGCGCCACTCTTACCTGGTGTCGCAAAGTGGAAGTTCAAGGCTATTGGGTTATTGATACCCTTAAGCATTTCGTTATCCTTGAGATCAATAAATCCACCTTCATTGGTTAGGGGATCTAGGAACATATACACTTGAGAATCATTATCGGCAACCTTAATGGAATAATATCCATCTGCACTGTCCGTAATGCTTTTCATTATTTTGAAGTCAACGTTTCCAACGGGCTTTTTCGTACTCGTGATGTGTGGCGTTGTGTTATCCTTCACCGATATGTAGTATTTTTTCTTATTGACACCCAAAAATTGACCCTTAAAACGAACGGTATCACCATTTCGTTCTAAAATGTAATTTCTCGGTGTCGAATGATCATACGGATAGAATCGAATACGTCCCTTATCATCGACGAGCTTCATTATATCGTCGAGATTGGCGGGTTGTTTCAAGTAGTTTTCTGCGCTGAATTTTCTCCTCCTGGTAATGACGAGTAAGAGTATGACTAGTATGATAACCAATAACAATTGTTGTTCACTGATCATTTATATTGTTGTACATTTTATTTCGACAGTCTCAAATTCAAAGACTTCGGTTCATACACTACGGACCCAATAGACGATTTACCCGTAAGATCAGCAACACCCGCGGTGTTATTTGTGGGATCTAAAAACACATAACGATCGGTATCCTTCAATGCGAGAGAAAAGAACCTGTCATCACCATTGAGCGCCTTTTTAAGTTTAAATCTATATTCACCCAATGGCTTTTTTGTGTTTGTGTTGTGAATTGTATCTTTACCAACGATGGATATATACCTTTCTTTTCCATCATCACCTTTTGTTACCAGTTTGAGATACTTTCCGCTATCTATTTCCGGTCTAACATCGTAAGTAGCCTTTTCGTCGTATGTGATCAATTTCACCATACCCTTGTCATCGACTGCCTTGAGTATCATGTCAATATTTTCATCCTGGGATTCATATCGCTCATAGTTCCTCTTAGCTCGTAAGAGTGCGAGCACGATCAATATCAAAACAATCAATGCGTAGTTAAAGTTGATCTTCATTATATGATTAAGCTCGATTTTTATTTATGAGTGTGATAATGGCTGGAATTTCTTCGTATGTGTAGAATCGTATAGACATTCTATGTGTATTTGTCATGTATTCATTGAGTTTGTGTATGACGTTGGCTTTCCATTCACCGGCTGTCGACTCGTAAAACACAAGACCATCCATATTTCGCTGTTGAGTATTTAGATAACCCATGCGCCTGATGAAATCCTGGTAATTCTTCGTGACCAGACTGGATGCATTTGACATGACATTTCCAGACTCAAGTATATCTATGACGTAATATCCCTGCTCATCGGCGATAATATTCGCCTGCATTTGTGGATAAAGTTCATTATAAATAGTAACATCATCAGGACTCGGAAGTGTGAAGTACTTCTTTTTGGGGTCACGATTCGAGCTGCTTGGGTGGGTGTGATAGCTTATATACGAGTTCATGACTTCGCGAGTCAAAGGAAGACGTCCACGAGTTCCAGTGAGTTGATTCGGTGCGTTGAATTTTGCATATTTATTCATCACTCGCTGGAGGTTTATTCGACCACCGTATTCGCGCTGTTCTTTTGATGATTTCTTGTGGATAGTGCGTAATTCATTGACGGTACTTCGTGGAAGCCTGACATTTAGACGATTGTTATTAGAAAATGTAATATCGCTAAGCATGGACAAGTTCGAACGCTTTCTACCGACATTCTCACTGGTGGACCTCTTCCGCTTACCCCGAAGTGTCATGGCCTGTATCTTAGAAGTGAGGTTATCCATTCTTACTTAATGTGGAGTGAAAAAATTCACAGAAGTTGATTAATTTTGGCATGATTTCATCGCTCCACTTTTGGTCATCTCTTTGTATCAGATATGACTTACTTTCACCCTCGTACGTTTCGATCAAACGACAATATTCAACTCTGATCATTTGAAGATATACCTGGCACTGAACTTCTTCATAGTCACGCACAGTATTGAAAAGATTACGAGTTCTATTTTTAATCTCAACTAACGTCCTCGTGTTATTCTCGTCGATTTGAATTCGGTCAACGCGACCAACGATTTGATATTTCGTACCCTCTATCTCACATATGTCAATCGTATAGAATGTGTCGTCCTCAACAAGGTTTGCGAGGTCTGTGTCCGCTGTCTTCTTTTCGTTGCGTGTTCCATGATTGGTAGCGAGTGTCTTTTTGATGTATTCCTTCGCGGTAACCATGTCTTGTGGCAAAAGCCCAGAGTGTTCGATCTCGTGGAAGAGTCGTCTCGTCTCTTGCTGTACGTCTGTACTTTTTTCGGATTTGAAAGATGTCGCGTATTCAAGAATCCTCTTCGTCGTCGCGAGAGAATTCAAGACGATCAATGCAGCGTCTTCTTTCGTCTTACCTTCAAACGTATGCGGTGAATACCGCTTCCATAAGTCTTCCATGAGTTCTGGTTGTTTCTTATATTGATTCACACCAATTGCCGACGCAACCGATGATGCACCTATGATAACCTTTGGTACACCGATCGGTTTGAACTCTTTGACGTGACCAATGAGATATGGGTACACTTTCCCACACGCGATAGAATCGGCGAGGGAATTATGCGCGTTGTCAAACGCTTCCCCGAAAATGTCACTGTACAGATTGACGAGTTTAATTGGCTTCATGAAACGTTCTTTATACAATTGTAACGTGCATCGAATCACCAGATCATCGATTTGAGAAGTCTCAAACCCATTGCGAATCATTTCTGATCGAAGAACGCTTTCATCAAATTGTGCGTTGTGTGCCACAAGCGTCTTCGTTCTCGGACCGATGAACTCCATGAAATCACGAAATACTTCGGCGAATGGTCGACCCTCTGCGAGTGCTCGCTCGTGTGTGATACCATGGATGGCGGTAGAGTCTTCACCAATGTGGAAGTCGTCTGGGCGAATCATAGCGTCAAATGTCTTGATAAGACGCCCCCGGTGGGAAAAGCGGGCAGCGCTGAGGCTGACTGCTCGACAACCGTCAAAGTTTGAGAGAGTTTCTGTGGTAACTTTTGCGTTTCTTCGGCCTCTTGGTAGACCAGATGTTTCAAAGTCAAAGGCTATATAGTTCATACAAGCCATGTTCGGATTAACTATATAGGGTCTGTTGTCTTTATCCCTCGGTAATGAGATGATGAATCTCTCCCACCGCCCACGTGATGCCAGAGATCGTAATTGCATTTTGAATGGCTTCGATGAGAGTGTTCATTTGATTTTTTGTGGTTACGGGGGTTCACTTAGGCAAGCACCAACCTCTTCTGCGAATTGGGTCATTCTCACGCGATCACATTCACACTCCACATAGTCACTCTCACCCCTGACCAGATCACAGTGTTCACACACCACAGTCTCATCATATTCTTGTGGTGCCAAGTACTC